TTTTCTTTCCAATCCTCTTTTTCTTTTTAGGCTTAATAACTGCTGAAGGATTGCCATAGCCCTGTTGAGGATTTTTAAGACCAGAATTCATATCAGTTGTTGCAACTTCACCTTCTTTAACAAGTTTATCAGGAATACTGCAACCACATGAGCAACTTTGTTTTTCAATATCAAAATCTTCATTAAATTTAGTTGTGCAGTTATTTAAAGTTTCAGTCTTTGATCTTGCCCAAGCCCAGCCAGCATCGCCACCCCAAAGGTTCCAAGCAATACGACCATTAGACGGATAACCATCTTCACCCGGACTCCATCCTTTACCCTGCTTATCTACTTCATGACGTGGAAAATAACGTGCAACTTTTCTAACAAATTCTTCTGTAGCATTACCACCAGCAGAAAGTCTTCTTGCAGAACCAAGCCCGACGCTTGTTCCACCACGGCCAAATTCTTTATGCTGTGCTAATCCAATTGCAGCAATCTTTTGAACACTATCTGGAATAGATAGATCAATGTCACCACAATCTACTTTAAGAACATAATCAAAATTACCATCAGAATCCATTTTAACAATATCAATAACAGCAACTTGATTGGCAGGATTATCAACTAAACTAAGTTCACCAAGTTCATAATTCTTAATTACATTAACTGGCTTTCCTCTAAAAATCTTTTTAGTGTCCATCTGCTTTTCAAGAATTCTTCCACCAATAGAAAAAGCACGAAGTGTGCCATCAAGAACTTTTTCCCAAGTATCTTGAGCACCTTTAGAAATATAAGCTTCTACACGAATAGCATTATAAGATTCGCCATCAGCACCTTTAACAACAACTGGTTCATACTTAATAGCTTTACCTACAGCAATAGGAGAATGCATTTCTCTAATATTGCCAGACCAATTTTTAAATGCAAGAAGAGATGCATTAAAATCAATAATATCGCCAGCTTTATCAACATTATCTGCTGTAGCAATACCTACCACAATTCGTTCTTCTTTTTTGATAAAATCAATTGGGAACGATATATTAAAATTTTCCATATTACCCCTATGTTACAGTATTTTTATTAAAAATACAAATTAGCCTATTGCGTAAACACTTAGAGTGCATGAGGCGGTTGAAACTTGAAATGTAGTGTAATCACCTGGGATACAATGATACATGTATGCACCATTAGCTGGTGAAGCAGGAATAACTACTTGATATATTCCATTTAACACAACAGTAGCAGATACTGTAGCATTTTGATTCCAAAAATATATTGCAGATGTATGATGATTAAGACTCTGCAATCCATCAGTGCTAATTACTGATGTATCTGAATAAACTAAACTTCCATTCATTATTTTCTCCTTTTAGGCATCATTGTTTGTGCCATTGTCTTGATTCTGACCGCGCTCTGCTTGGTCACCATTTGCTCTAGGATCAACTGCACCAGCAGCAGTATCAGCAGAAGCCTTAGGCGGATGAGCAGATTGGTTATTACTATTCATCGCTGGTGCTCCTGGACCTTCTTTCTTGACCTTTGTAGGGAAAGGAAGAACTTCATCCCCGTCTGTTCTTTCAGGGTAGCCGAGATGTCCTCTGACCTCATTAGGTGTAATAATTTCAGTTCTCAAGTATCTATCATAAATTCTAGACTGCATTTCATCATCAACAAGATCAATCCTTTTAAACTTCAAAGTTAAAAGATCAGTAAACTCACCAATAATTTTATTAATTTTCTTTTCAATGACAGCCTGATCTGGACCAATAACCTGAGTTTTAAATGTCTTATCAGCATCTCTAGAAACAGCAAGGTTGGCATTATCATAAACGCCAACCTTTGGCGCTGGGACTCTGTTTGCAACTAGGATTTCATCCCTGTTTGATTTTCTAAATTTATCAAATGACGCATCTTGAATTCCCGCCTCAAGTTTTTCAAATTTAATATCAGCATCAGAACCGATAGAAGAAGGGATAGGGATAACAAGAGTACCATGATTTCGACCTTTAACTTCATTTCTAAAATAGTTAACTAATTCTTGTTTTGATTTAGCACTAAGTTTTGCACCTTTTAAGATAATCGCATATCTAGGAATTGCTTTATTTTCAAAATAATCAATGTTATATTCTTTTGCATATTTATCTCCAACAATAGCTGCAGCAGCAGAAACTGCTGGCGGAATACCGTAGTAAGCATTGTTTGGGGAATAAATCTTAAAATGAATTAATTCGTTTGGATTTACATCTAGATTAAGTGGATCTTCTGTTTCAAGATCTTGAAAGTTTCTAAAGTAGACAGCACTAATCTTATTGCTCTTAGCAATTTGAACATAACCATCTCTTTTTCTTCTAACTCTTACAAGAGTTGCTGGGACATGACCAATATAACCTACTGAGCCATCAAGATTTCTACCAATTTCAAGATAACCATTTCCAACAGTCATGACATCAAGCCAGACTCTAACCATTGTTTCTAAAAATGTTTCTTCATCATTTAAATTTTCAAAAATATCATCAAGACGTTCTTTTTCATCCTGAAGACCTTTTCTAACTCTAGAAAGTTTTTCAGCGTCACCTTGAGTCTTTTCAATTCTACGTCTTGCCTTTGTAGTCTCAACAAATTCATATCCAAGACCAACAGTATTCATTGCTCTAGCGTTAATAGCAGAGTTATGAATAGCACTTTGATCATAAAGACCAGCAAGTGTATCTAAATCATATGGTGGAGTAACAACATCATAGAGTGAGTACCCATCTAGTCTTTCTGGATCAACATACTTTGCACCAGTATCACCCATGCCAGTAAGTTTTTTTTGTAAGTTATAAAACTTTCTTTTCATCTTAGATGAAAGTTGAGAAGTTTTAACTTGAGTAAATGGATCATTGTTTTCCATTTTTGACAAGACTTGAACATACGAAAGCTCATCTATTTCAACGCCATCTTCTGGATCATCTACATGCATTGTTGTTGCCATGTTATACTCCGAAACGGCGCTTGAGAGCGTCTTCATAAGGGTCTGGTGTTAGCCCACTAGACAATCTTTCACTTTGATCTTCAAATTCAGATTTAGTAATTTTTCTAGCACCTGAAACCCATGCAGCATGACCAGCATCGCTACCAGTCCAGTAAAGAGCAGCTTCTGCAACTCTTTTTTCAATCTTTGGATCATTTATAATCCCTTCAGCCGACAAGACTCCATCACCATCAGTCAATGGCAGTCCGTCTGGTGTTATCCAGATACATACACCAAATGAAGTGTCTGGAACCCAGATTTTTTTACTATCAACAATACTTGTTTCCATTTAACATATCATACACCATTTAAAATAAAAAAGCATCAATAAATACAAAAAGCGTACCAACTTGGTACGCTTTTTGCAGATTATGTATTTTTCTATGTCATTTAATTGGACAAGCTCCACCTTCACACTCTAAACTTTCAATTGAAAGATTGTTAATAGAGTCAGTAAAAGAAACATTGTTTTTAATTTTTGAACTTAACTTTGAATATTCAGCATCTGTAATTTCTTCATAAGGAGCAAGGTTGAATCCATGATCGCTATGCAGCAAGAAGGATACAGACTTAATTTTGTTTGTATAATTCTTAGACAACCATTCTTTAATCTCAGGAAGCTCCTCTTTCTTATAATAAACAGTCACACTAACATTATTATCAGCCCATCCAGACTGTGCTTTGACAACCCATTCTAATTGCTGTACGGCTGTAAGTTCATTAGCCAAGGTAGCATGATCCGGGGTCTGACATGGAAATTCAACAACACACATTGAATGATTCTCTTTACCGTCTAGACCAATATCATAAACAACGTTATAACCCTTTTCACGGCAATATAAAACAAGAGGATCATTGCTAACCATTCTTACACGACGAATATAATACTTAGCATATGCAGGATGGATACCTGGAGTAACACCAGCAAGAAGACTCAATGTACCACTAGGCTTAACAGTTGTAAGTTTAATTGATGGATTAATACCTAAAACACCAGACCAGTGCTTATCAAATTCTTTTAACTCCAAATAACAATCACTAACCCAAGAAAGTTGTTCTTCGGTAGATTGAAGCCAGCCAGTAATCCCCTGACCTAGACGACGATTCCTTGCAATAACATCGCGACTTTTCTTGTATGGATAATACAAACTAGTAATTGCCTTTTGTGTCTTATAAAGAAGTTTGCTTAGATCAATAAGTTCTTTCTTTGACTCAATATTTGGCAAAAATATTTCAGCAAGATTACATGGTTCACCATCTTCCAAACCAATTTCACCACAAGGGTTAGTACCAATAACTTTTGAATCGTTTACTTTTTCACCAAGACGACCTGTCTTACGAATAAGTTTGCGGTTGATCAACCCATAAGGCTCTCCAGACCCATCGTAGCCCTTCCAGAACTCATCTGTCATCTCTTCATGGGAATCTGCAAAGATTGAGTTATTAGAGTTTGCACGCCAGTTTGGGATATCATTACGACCCCAGTTTTTAGCCCTCAAGAAAAGTGTGTCATCAGGATCACCAATAGCAATTTGAGCAGATCTACGTGAAGATCCAGCAACAACAATTTTACCAATAATGTTTGCAATATCTAAAGCATCAACAGAACGAATATCTTTGCCAACTCTTTTATCAAGAATATTACAAATGTCAGTAATACCTTCAATTAGAATTTCTGGACCAGACGCTGTTCCACCAAATGTTTTCAAAGTAGCGCCAAAGCCTCTAATCAAAAGAGTGCTGTATGTAAACGATTCTCCAGTTTCAAAATAACTAGTAAGAACTTTACCAAGGAGTGCTGACCAGCCCTGACGTGAATCTGGAACAATAAAATCAGCATCATTTGTTCGTTCGTGTCTTACAAACTCAACATTCTTAACTTTTGGCATTTTGTAGACAACTGAACGTTCAACAGTGAACCCAACTCCACCACCAACCATCAAGTGATCCATCAAAAACTTAAAGTCATCAACACAAGAAATGGTTGTCATCCAGCAATTAACTAAAGAAACTCCACTCATCTTTTCAACAAGAGGTGTACCTAACTGCCAAAGGGATCGCCCAGCAAAAATTCCTTTAAGATTAAAAATGTAATCAAATAGACGCTCTGCCTCATCTTGTGTATATCCTGCACCAATAGATTGAGCACCATTGATTGATCGGCCAATAGTTTCGTGCCATAGCTCTTTTCTACCCAAAGACTCAATGTCTCTAGCGTATGTTCTCTTATAAACTATTTCGCCAAGACCATTAAAGCCCCAAGGTGGTGTCTTATCTGCATAAGAATTAATAAATTGTTCTGATAATATCGTCATCGTTCCTCCTAGAAAAATGTGTAAATTCAATGGTATCAATTTAATTGATCCAAGCAAAGACTAAATGCTTAGGCTAATTAAAAGTTTTTTTCAAATTCCGTCAAACGGGAGAGCATCTTATCAGCGACATTGGACCAAGACATCTCACCGTGAATTATTTTTGCTGAACGCAACGTATATTTTTTGAAATCGTCATACTCGCTGACGACATGCTCCATTAAATCTAGCAACTCATCGTAACTAGGAACCGCCCATTCCCCCACATCGCAAGCGTATAAGTGATCATGAAAATCAGACTTGCCCCAGGTTGCTGGAAGAGGGATAGACATTTTAGCAAAATCGGCACAACCTGTTAGATTTGTGCAGATAGTTGGAAGCCCTGTAGCAATAGCTTCAAAAGGAATCATTCCAAAACCTTCACCACTTGTTGGGTAAACCATGCAGTGACACTTGTGATACAAACGAACTAATTGATCAACTGAGAAGTTATCGGGAATACCAATAATTTGAGGGTGATTATGAGCTGGCACAATGTGACCATCAAGATACACATCTGCAAAACAAAACTTATTATATTTAAGAATCAGTTGAAAGTCATCATTGCCTTCATACAACTCTAGGAATGCATCAACAACAAGTTGAGCGTTCTTTCTTTTTGAATCTCCACCTACATGAAGGAAATTAAATTTACCTGTAAGTTCTCTTTCATATATTTCAAAGTCATCAGATATGCCGTGAGGAATAACATGAACATTTGCATGAATGTTGTTTTTAATATAAATATCTTTAACAAACTCTGATGTGGCCCATATTTCAGAGCATCTTGACATATTATATTTCCAACTATCTGGAACAATCGTAGACTCCCAAGGAGTATAACCAATATTATAGTTATTATGAATCTGATAATAAATTGGTGGACAAAAATTAATATGAAAAGGTATTTCTTCTCTATTATAGAAAACACCAACACCCTTCTGTTGTAAAGCAAGGATGGAACTAACGGCAGCGTTTTGGTAGCCTTGGCTAAACCAATTTTCTCCGCTTAAGTCTGTGTTGTTGAGGCTAAACCAGCTAACTTTCTTCATTTAAACTACTTATGTTCTGCTTTTCAATATCAAGACATTGTACACCCTTAGCAATAAGATCTGCTGCTTGTTCTTTAGAAATTTCACAAGTAATTGGTGTATTGCGATAAGCGCAACGAGTAGCTGCTAAATAAAACTCACCCATTTTCATAATTGAAATGAGATCAGAGTCCATTATAACGAATGGTCCACAATCATCTGATTCTGCAACAGCGATTATTTCCATAATTCAATTATACAGCCTTTTTTATACTAAGCATACTAAGCGCGCTAAGCGTACATATATGCTTAGTTTGCTTGATTAACGCGTACTTGCGTATTTGAGGGTACCACATAAAATCAGTTAAAATGCAAAAAAAATTAAAATTTCTAAAAAAAGTTTTTTATCTATGATAAAGTTCTCATCATGGAATTTAAAACAACAAAAGTACTTAATGCTGGAGAGATAGATCTTCTTGATTGTCTTGGAAATGACTTAAGCGTTGTTAACGCTGCTAAAGTTTCTTTTGCATCTTATGAACAGGTACTTGATGATAAGTCTAAAGGTTTAATTAACTTTTTAGTTAAAAATAAGCATGCTACACCATTTGAACATGTAGTCTTTAAGTTTCATATTAAATGTCCTATCTTTGTTGCTAGAGAATGGTTTAGACATAGATGGTCTTCATTTAATGAAATGAGTATGAGATATTATGTTCCAGAAAGTATTGATTTTTTTTATCCAGAGTTTGGTACAATACGCAAGCAAGTTGGTAAGCCTGGTGCTTACACGTTTGAGATATTTGAAAATCAACAACAAATATTAGATGAAGTTAATTCAGAACTTATGTTTTTGTACGCTCATGCAGAAGAAACATATAGACACTTGCTCGAAAAAGGTGTTGCAAAAGAAATTGCTAGAACTGTACTTCCTGTTGGTCAATACACAGAGTTTATCTGGACTGTTAATGCCAGAAGTTTAATGAACTTTATGTGTCTCAGAAATGACAGTAATGCTCAATATGAAATTGCAGAGTATGCTAGAGAGATTGAAAATATTTTTGATATGATATTACCAGCAACATATGCTTCATGGGTTGCAAATGGAAGAGAATCAATATGAACAATAAAATTAATCTAGCATCTTATATCCTGCTTGTAATGTTATTTTCTGTATTATTTAAATACGGTATTCATATCTCATTTAAAACAGATCCTGGTTATATTGGACCAATTTTTTTATTTCATGCAATTATTCTAGTTGCAGCAGCATTTGGGACTAAAAATAAATGAAAATAGTCCCGTACAATTCCAGAGAAAACTTAGAAGATTTAAATACATTGCATATTCTAATTAAGGCTGTACCATTTGAAAACGGGTATGCCCCGGCAATGGTCATTGTATCTCCAGACGATAACTATTCTTTAAACTTAGATGAACTTCATTGTTTAATGGATGGTATTGAAATTGCTGAAGAAAAAATTAGTGAAATTATTGATTATATTATTAATACTAAAACATTTAATTTTCACAGAAATCTTGAGCAGGAAGATGACGAGGAAGATGAATGATTATTGGAAGAGTAATACCTGATTTTCCTTACCCAGAAAAAGAATGTCCATATTGTTATCAAAAATTAACTGTTGTTAATGCTATTCATTATGAAGATAAACATCATTACAAAGCATTATATTTAGATCCTAATCCTATTTGCCCTATTTATGATGAAGGCGTAAGAAAAGCATATGCAAAAGTTTATTATTCGTCGGAAGAAGCTTTTGAGTATTACAGAGATGTAAAAATACCAGTACAACGCTGGAGTCAAGAAAATTTATATACAATTTATCCATAATGTGGTAATATAGTTGATACTATGCCTGTACAATCATGCTCTGATAATGGTAAACCTGGATATAAATGGGGTGAGCAGGGTGCTTGCTATACTTATCCCAAAGGCAACCTTGCACAGCAAAAAAAGGCTAAGAAAAAGGCTTTTTATCAAGGTCTTGCTATAGGCGAAGCAAGTAATTTTAAAAAATTAGATGATGTTGATTTTGATGAAAACAAACTTGATGATGTTTTAAAATCATTAACAGAATGGTTTAAAGAAAAATGGGTGGATATATCTAGACCAAAAGCTGGCGGTGGATTTGAGCCATGTGGTCGTAATGATGCTAAAACAGGTAAATACCCTAAGTGTGTGCCAGCTGCAAGAGCTGCAAGAATGTCGCCAGAGCAAATAGCTTCTGCTGTAAGAAGAAAAAGAACGGCTGAATCCACCCAGACAAGAGATGGTAAAAAACCTATTAATGTTCCTACAGAAAAGGCAGCATCAGTGAATGTTCCTACCGACCCAGCCCTTTATGCAAGAGTAAAAGCAGAGGCTAAAGCAAAATTTGATGTTTATCCGTCTGCATATGCAAATGCATGGCTTGTACGTGAATACAAAAAACGCGGTGGAGGATACAGAACAGTGAGTAAAGGCTTTGATATATCTAAAATAGCAGAAGACTTGGTAGAAGAGGAAGCAATGCTTGCTGACGCTCTTCTAGCGATTGTCGCAATGCATGGAAAGTTTAATGAAGATGAAAATGGAATTTGGGCTGGATATGATAGTCCTGAAGAGAATGATGTTAAAGACATTGGAGTTAAATGCTCTAACTGCGTTCTTTATCAAGGCAATGGTGTTTGTAAAATCATTGCTCAACAAGTTCAAGATGAAGGTAAATGTAGATTTGCAGTCATACCAGATGGGATTGTTCAAGTAGATAATTCAAAGATGTCTGAAAAATATCAAGATAAACAAAATGATCAAATAATTAATGGCTATCCTGCAGCTACACAGAATATATCAGTAAATATAGCCAATAGACAGGATTGTATTGATATTGCTAATTATGGACCAATGAATCCAACAATAGACAATGATCCTTTTTGGCAAGCAAAAGCAGATATTTTTAATACAACAATTGATGAAGCAAAAACTGCTCTTTGTGGTAATTGCGCAGCATTTGTTCAAACAACAGAAATGAGAGAAGCAATTGCTGCTGGGCTTGGTGGTGAAGAAGAAGCCTATGCAGTTGTTAATCTTGCTAATCTAGGTTATTGCGAAATTTTTGATTTCAAATGCGCTGCAACTAGAACATGCGATGCATGGGTTGTTGGTGGGCCACTTACAGATAATAATTTTAATGTAACAAAATTTGACCTTTTAAGGTATATAATAGAGGGTCTGTCTCCATTTGAAACAGATTCTATTAACAAGGAGATAAAATGATTATTCAAATTCCCTATGATAACGCCGAAGTTATTAAGAAAGGTCATGACTCAATGAAGTCATGGCATGAAAATATGGCTAAGTCCCATGAAACAGCTGCTGTCTGGCATCAGATGCAGTCTGAAAGTATGTCAAAAGCAATGAACGAAGTCCCACTTGACCCAGAAGTGAAGCCTGCTCCAAAAGCTGGAGCAACTGGTTCTTCAACTGATTCACCTGATTCAACAGCAACACCTTCCAAGGATGTTCCTATGGACCCTATGAAGAAGGCTGATCTTATTAAGATTCTTGAAGATCACATTGCAGAATTTGGACCACTAGGCATCGCTCCTAAGGATATTGTAAATATTATTCTTGGTGAATAATGGATATTGGCTACGCATCGGTAATTGTAGCAATCGTCACAACGGTTGGAACTGTTATTGTATCAATTATTCAAAAGTTTAGAAAAGAGAATCGTGACGACCACAGTAAAGTTGTTGATGCGCTAGTATCTCTTAAAGAAGACGTTAAAGATATTGACAAAAAACTTGATGGTCATATTGATTGGCATTTAAAGGCTAAGAAATGATTGACCCTTATTGGTACAAAGCACGATTCATAAGCGTTGTTGATGGCGATACTATGGATCTAATGGTTGATGTTGGATTTGAGATTCATCATAAAATTAGAGTTAGATTATATGGAGTAAATACTCCAGAGTCTAGAACAAAAGATTTAGCAGAAAAAGCTATGGGTCTTAAAGCTAAAGATTATACAAAAGAATGGTTTCACAACCATGAAGTAGTTTTTATAAAGACTATTCTTGATAAAAATGAAAAGTATGGTCGAGTATTAGCAGAAATTTATTCCTCTGCTGATATTAATGATCCTCAGACTGCTTGTTTAAATAAAGATATCATTGGGTCTGGCTTTGCTAGGGAATATTTTGGTATTGGCGATAAAACTTGGACCGAATTTAAAAAATAGTGCTATAATAGTTCGCATGGGGCGATCCTTGGCTGTAGGTATTAGGAAACTTTATCTGTGGTGCAGGGGTCGCCTCACTGCTTTTGGAGGATACGATGAAAAAGATTGCCCCGCCAATCCCACCGCTTGTTGAAATCTTTTGGGAAGACCATTACAGTCTAGGTGATGACTGGTTTGAGCCAGGTGCTGTACACGAAGTATGTATTCTTTCAGCAGTAGGCTATCTAGTTTCTCAAGATGACAAGTATTACTATGTTTCTTGCACCTACGAGGTGGAAACAGGAAATTATTCTGCTGGAACCGCCGTATTGAAAAATTGCGTGGTAGACTTTCATATCTATAGCACTCCCGATCAACCCTACAAGAAAAAATCAGAAAAGAGTCAAAATGCTAAACCAATTAGAAGTAGAAAAACTAATAGCTAGTGTCCCCAAGTCTTCTTCACCAGAAGATCATCGTGCAGCAGCATCTATTGCTATTGGGGTTAGAGATGACAAATCACTTGCTGACATTATAAAGTACTATGGCATTAATAAAGATACTGCTGTTAAGTGGTGGACATTTTTTGGGTTTGACAGTAATGTCAAATTAGAAAAGAAAAAGCGTAGTAACAAATCTTCCACCATTGAGACTTACATTAAAGCCCATCTTGGCGACACTGTTTCGTCAGCAGACATTATTGAAGCATGTGAAATATCTACACCAACTTTTTACAATTTTATGAACGCTAATAGAGGACACTTTAAAAGAGTTAATCGTGGACTGTATACAATTGTGGATCCAATTCAAGAAAGAAAAGAAGCAAAGAATGTATAAGATGCGAAAAGAAACAAAGCACGCTGAGATGAGAAAAGTTAGTGAGCAAAGAATTGCTCAAATGACAATAGAAGAAAAAGCTGAGTTTTGGGAAAAAATTGCTAAGCAATGGTATGACATGTACCTAAAGTATTCAAGTCAATACTTCAAGGCTTTTAGAGAACTAGATGATGTAGATGAAGAACGCCAAAAGTGGAAGATTGTTGCTATGAGTCTTGGGGCATCAGAAGATGCTATTGAAGATGTTGAATTGGAGATTGATGATGAGTACTGATGATTATTTAACAGATCAAGAATATAATGATCTTGTAGAAGATCGCGACAAGTGGAAGAATAGTACAGAAAAATTGTGTAAAATTATTTCTAAACTATATAAGTGGGAAGATAAGACCCCCGAAGAAATTTTGAAGGCATTTAAGTGATAAGTGGTTTAATTGCTATAGTCGGGTCTATTATGTTTCTAGTTGTTATAAATACTATTGCATCAAAGATGTTTAAGTAAATGTTGTTTGATAGGATTGGTATGTATCCAGTAGTGATACGGCAGTCTAGATACTCAGGTGTCTATGAGGGTGGTAGATGGTTCGCTATGCTTAACACTGACAACGTTCCAGAAGATGCCATAGGCGATGATATGGATTGTATGGTATTTTGGTCATCGGGTATTGAAAACATTATTGGTGTTGGAGATGACCCAAATGAAGCTTTTGCTGATCTTAGAAGGAAGTATGAGGATATGAATTACATTGGTGATGAGACCCAAGCAATAGAAAAACTCAGGGCTAAAATGGGTGAAGATAAAACATTGCCCGGACCTGGATGGAACCATATCATCCTCAGATGTGACCGCCGACTAACGATGCTTGATAGCGAATACGAGATATTCCAGATCAAAGAAAAATTTGGTGCATTAAGATATTACTATAAAACCAATAGTAAGTATCGTGCTGTTGTTGAAGCTATGGCTAAATACGTTGATGAGGCAGAAATAGAGTCAATGTATACATGTGAAGAATGTGGGGAACGTGGATCATTAAGAAGAGAAATAGTCTATCGTAAGACATTGTGCGAAAGCTGCTATGCCTCAAGATAACATCATCTTTGCAGCCTCACATTGGCGCAACAACGCACAACTCATAGAAGACTGCGTTAAACTAGGTTACCTAGATAAAGGCAAGTCAACACTAGACCCGACATATGGCCGTGGTAAATGGTGGACTAATTGGCAGCCCGACAACTTCACCTATCATGATCTAAAAATAGATCAGGTGGACTTCACTAATTTACCTTATGAAGATAACACTTTTGAGCAGATATGCTTTGATCCGCCCTATGTTTGTGTAGGGGGTCGGACAACGAGTGGGCCAAATCAAAAAACTATGTACGAAGGGTTTGGTTTAGATGTGGCTCCTCGGACTCCTCAAGGGGTGCAGGATTTGATTGATAGGGGTCTCACGGAGTGTTACAGAGTTTTAAAACCGAAGTCGTATATTTTGGTCAAGTGCCAGGATTATAATTATGCCAGCAAGTTTCGTGCAGGCACATATTGGACCATCCACCATGCTTTCAGTCTTGGCTTAACCCTCAAAGACAGGATGGAACATTTAAGTTATGGTCGCCCACAACCAGAACGTGGACCACAAAGATCGGCACGAAGAAATCTTTCAACATTGCTCATTTTCCGTAAATGAACAGATACAATAATAGTAAAATAAAAGGATGAACAC